GCAGGGTTTTGCATCTGCTGTTGCACTTCTGCAATCTGCTGTTGAGCCGCATTCGGATCAAGTGCGCCCATCTGAACATTCAACTGGACTTGAGAGATTAAGTTTTCAATCTCTTGCGTCACACTCTGACGTGCTTTTTGTGCAATATGTTCTTGGACGTGGGCGTAGAAGGTCCCCATAACTTGTGGAGAGGTTGTAACTAGAGGGGTCTTCATGAACATCACATGTATTTTTATGTGTGCATCATGATCCTGATCAGGGAAAGACTGCAACAATTCACCCATTAAAGCACGAGCGTTCTCAACCGCGGGGTCAAGTGGCTGTGGTTGTGGTGTTGGTGGCAGGATCTCGTCTATGTTTTGTACTTCTAGAGCCATATACATGCGACGATACGCCGCATGCAGATTGTGCATCTGTGGGTTCGACTGAGCTAATTGCAACTGAGTTTGCGCTAAAGTAACACGTTGAGCCATCGAGAAGATGTTTGGATCACTAACCGGTATGATATCTACACGCCCGTCAAAGTCCGTCGCCATAATTGTACGTTCGGCGCCGGCCACGTCATACGGATATTCCTGTGGTAGGTTATCGGCAAAAATCCGCGCAAGAATGCGAAACTCTGTTTTCTGTGCGTAGTGCAACCGTTTGTGGATTGCAGACATAACCTTCATGCCCCGCTCCAGCATAGCCATCGTTGTGCCAACCGGAGTCTCTTGGTTCATGTTGTTAGTCTGTTCGTCTGCTAAAGAAACAAACCGGCGTCCGCCCTCAATCAGCGCGCCCAGAAGTTGCGCTAGAGTAGCTGAAGGTTCTTTGTACGGTAGAGGAATGATAGAGTCCCGAATGTTTCCACCAGGAGCATCAATGTCTCGCCATTCTCCAGGTTGTAAAGGTTCGTCATCGTTACGAACCTTTACCCCCCGAGCCTTGAAACCCGCTGGGAGGTTTGCGAGTGTTCCGGCATCGATCAACTGGCGTAGGATACTTGTGGCTGCACGTCCTAATCCACCAATCATATGGATCAAACCGAAGCCATAAAAACCCAACCCAGGCATAAACTTGTAGTGAACAAAATACTGACGCTTTTTAGCAAGGTCAGTTCCCTCGTCGTAGTTCCTGCGTACTGACAGGATATCGCCCGACGATTCATCTAATGTAACAATATACGGAAGTTGAATACCCGTAGGCTCTCCGTTAGGATCCATGTCCTCAAAACCCTCAAGGTCCAAATCAACATGCATCTCCAACAAAGTATAAACTTCATCAGTATAAGTCTTGGATACACCTTGAATCTCGTCAACCTTCTGACGAACCTCGTCCGGCTCTCCGTCTCCAACCTTTAACTCAACATCACGATAGAACCCTGCAACCTGCATCTTGCGAACTTGGTTGTAGTCCATACGCAAAACATGCGTGACTCTAGATGCCGTGTTTAAATCTGACGCCGAATAAGGCACAACCAGATCTTGTGCCGGAATGAACTTCGCTACAGACCGTTGCTTGGCCTCGTCAAAGTAAACCTTCTTAAATGTAGAGCCCGATAACGGTAAATAAAACAACAGTTGATCCATGTCGGGATCGTATTCGTCCATGACTTCCATGATCTGGTAGTTCATGTATGCTTTTACGCGGTGCGCTTGAGCCTCACGTTCAGAGTCCTGCTTACCCATCACCTGAGTCTGAACAGGCCCACCAGCCGGTAATAGCTCCTTGTAGGCTTGTGCTTGGAATTGGGTCACACTCTCCGCTATAAGTGGGTGAGTGACACCAGAGGCCCCTTGAAACGGCTCTGTGCGCTCTTGCTGGCGAATGCCTAGCTGATCTAAACCTTTTGTGTACGCTTCTTCCCAATCAGAACGTGAATCCTGATCCTCTTGATACGACGATCTAAGCTCAGAAGATAACTCCCCCATGTATCCGTCGTCTAAAAACTCAGCGAGATTAACGTCATGCTCCATAGGAGCCTCGGCCTCGGCTTGCTCAATCATGTCCGCAAGTGCTTGAACCATCGCAGTTCCGTCTGCGTTCTGTATAACTTCAGCCCCGCCAGAGAAATCTTCCGGAGTATCTAAGGGAATGTCTACCGAAGGCAGCATGTCATCAGGACCGCCCTGCATTGCGCCGGTGTCTACAAGTGAGCCCATGGGGCGTGGTGGCAAAGCCATCAATAATACTCCCTTTTCTTAGGAACGAAGTCGTCCCCTAGGTCTTCGCCGTTGAGCGATATAAAACCGCCCTGTCGAAAACGCATCAGTGCTAGTGTCATGCTATCACAATAGTCGTCATGATCGCCATTAGGAAATGACACCACCTCTTCTATAACTTCATCAGCAAACTTTTTGTCCGCTGGTGCCCACACAACACCCGCTTCAAACAAGGGGGCAACCATGTGCATTCGTGTCACCTTATCACGACCTTTGCCTGGTGAGAACCCTAATGCTGGTATTCCTCGCTGTCGTAACTCGTCAATCAACGGCTGACCGCTGGCCTTGGCCTCTACAATTACCATGTCTGGGTCCCAGTATTCGTGTTCTTCGTAGGCAACTTCCTTTAACTCAGGGAAGTTCCACCTTCCGCGCTGGGCATCTAGCAAAACAACGTTGTCTGGCCCACCATCCTCCGGTTTAAACACGCCCCACGTTGTAATAGCAGAGTAATCCGCGGTTTCTTTCTTGGAAAATGCCGTATCATACGCCTGTAATATGTAATCTAGGCGGGGGACCTTCTCTTCTTCCCACGTTTTCCACCATTCCCGCTTGATAATAGAGGATCCCGAAGATGTTGGCTCTTGTTGCCACTGGGCAGACCATTTTCCTACAGGCAATGACGCTTTAATGCCTAACAGCGCGTCCTTTTCCCAGAACTCCGGCCATAATGGCTTGCCACTGGGCAGAATTGCAGGAAATTCCACAACTTCCCACTTGTCAGACATAATATCACTGCCCTGCTGGGCCAATAATCTACCTGTCAAGTCTTTTTTACCCCATCGAGTCATAACAATTATGATAGAACCACCAGGTTGTAGACGCTGTCGGGGGCCAGAGGTGTACCATTCGTATGCGTGGTCAAATGCAGTGTCGCTTAACGCATCTTGTTCCGAATGAGGGTCGTCAATGACGAGTAAATCCGCACCACGGCCCGTGATGGCGGCTCCCACACCCGCCGCAAAGTATTCCGCACCCTTGTCAGTGCCCCATTTACCCGCGCCTTTATTGTCTTCTTTAAGGTTTGTGTCTGGAAATATCTCTTTATACGCTGGATCATCGATTAAATCCCTCACCTTTCTACCAAACCGTACAGCAAGCTCAGTGTTGTGCGTAGCTTGTATGATTTTCAACTTAGGATTACGCCCCAAGAACCATGCCGGCATCAAATAACTAGCGAACTCTGACTTAGAATGTCGAGGCGGCATGTTAATAATCAGTCGTTTGCACTCTCCGCGCGCAACAGCCTCTAGCTTTTCAGCTATAACGCGATGATGAGCGCCCTCAATAAAGTTCTCATACACATGGTGTGCAAAGGGCATGAAGTGATCATACGCCTCTTCTTGTAGATCTAAACGCTTCTTGGCTTCCGTCAGAGCTAAAATCTCTTTTAGAGCCTCTTCGGGTAGTGCCTGTAGGTTCATGCTCTACGCCTTCTAGCCGCCGCTCCATAATTCGGGTTTGGATTAGGTCTGTAGTAAGCACCCGCCGTTGGTCTAACTTTCTCAGGCATGTCGTCAGTACTCTGACAACGCCACACACCGTTTACTTGAACTGCCTCAAATCCATCAGGACATTCAAACGGAGCATCTTCTTCAACAGCTACGTCGTCATCGTCATCGTCGTCAAAANCAATAGGTGGATCAATCTCAACAACTACATCGTCATCGCCATCAACATCTACCGGTTCATCTACCTCTACGGTAATGTCNTCGTCNTCCGGTTGAACCACTGGTTGCACAAAGGTTGTGTCTACAACGGTTTCTGGTTCAGTAACAATTTGCTCAACTACAGGAGGAACTTGAACAACCACGGGTCTCGTAGTGTTAGGATCAGTGACAACCACCTCAGTAGTGTTGGTAGTGCCATCAATCGTTACGTTTTCATTTACAGGAACGTTGACCTCAGTAGTAACATCAGTCGGAGTGATAACCTCTCCCTCGTTGATAAACACTTCTGTCTCAGTGGGGTTTGCTGCGTCCACTTCCATACTGCTAGTCGTACCCTCAATAATCGGGCTCTCGATCGCGGGACTTGTATCTCTTGTTACTACGGCGTTGTCCGCGTCTAAGATCTCGCCTTGAAGACCACCTACTTCACTCTGACTTGTGTCAAGCGTAGCAATTCCCGTGTTCGCGGTATTTGAAGGAACAACATTTGTTCCTGTTCCGCCAACCGGAACCAACGATGTAGTCGAAGCATCACTTTTTGGTACTACTTTAAAGTTCGGGTTACTAACTCTGTCCCTTAGCTCTGCAATAATTTGAGCCGGCATCGTTCCTGTACCAGGTCCACTAACAATACCATTCTCTCTTGCAATTCTTAGCAGGTCACTTTGAGAAGTGCTTCCACTATTAACAAAGTCAACAGCTTCCTGTGTTACGGTGCTAGTGTTAACACCAGCGGGTGCTGTTCCATCCATTTGAAACTGAGGTACTCCAGTGGAGATAGTGTCGATTAGGTTAGGTTGAGGCGCTACAATTGCACCAGAAAACGGGTTGTCCCTAACAAAGTCAGCTACAAC